AAGCATAATCACTAGTTAAAGTAATTGCACTATCATAGTTAGTAGAGTTAGTTCTTATTGAAGTCCACGCTGTCCCTGTCCCTGTCTTTTTAGCTCTAACAGTTACTATAACTGAAGTTATTGTAGCGGATGTATAACTTAAATCTGATAAGTTGTATAAATCCCTACCACCACCAGGGAATTCAGCATAAACATAATCAGCGTCACTAGCAACTGCTTCATCTACGTGAGTATAATTGTTAGCACTACCCGCGCCAGAATCAGTAGGAAGAACATTAGCATCACCAGCGGCGTTAGGTCTAAGTATTTCAGTTTGAGCATCGGGCGGATTCAAGTATAAAGTAGCATCACTTAATGAGAATTTAGTTGAATAAGTACCATTAACAAAATCCCAATCGTGTTGAATACCCTCAATGAAATAATCCCCGTCTACCCCCGCATCTGTATTCTTTACGGTTACTCTGTCACTGATTTTACGAGACATTACTTGAGTCCATTTATCAGAATCATCGGGGGTTATTTCTATTGAATCTACTCTCCCTGCGACATCGGAGTATCTAGCTATAACATAAAGTGCCAGATGTGCGGCTTGTGTGTCTGTATTGTGGAGCGTAGACTTAGCAAAGGTACGTTTCCCATAGTTAGTTATTGACGTTGAATTAGTTAGGGTTTGTTCTGTACCGCCAGTTCTAGTTATTCTAGCATCGTTGAAAAGCAAAACCTCATCTAGGACATATTTAAAATCAGCATACACAATCTCCCCAACACCCTCTCCAAATGTAGCTTGTGAAACCGTATGAGGGCTTGCCGTTCTATGGCTTCTATCTTCATAGATTAAAGTACCATCCGTGTCCTCATATAAGAGGCTCAGTTCGCTTTCTTGACACTGTTGCAAATGGTCTAACGCATTTACATTAACTAAGGCTCCGGTAGCTTGGAATAAATCCTGTCCAGCGTCTAGTGTCGCCCACGCCGCAGGCCACGAACATGAATCTAAAACATTATCTACCCTAGTGCCGCTTTGTTCAGCGGCATATCCGGCATTATTAAGAGCCTGAAGAGCGATTATTTTCCCTAATGCACCAACACAATGCAAAGTCATTAAAGAACCATAACCGCCAGCACCTAAATAAGAAGGCGCGTAAGATTCTATATAACCAGTAAAGATATCGTAAGTAGTATCTAAATATGTAGTTCTTATATTAACTTTTTTCATTATGTCTACATTAGGAGTATAAGCCCCACCTGTATTATCAGGCCAGTAATCACCTGATGTATTATTTATAACGATATCTAAAGTCCCAGATTCCATTCTGTCTAGGTCGTGATTTCTACCCCTTTGGGTATGCAGTTCACGAACATCACTAGTGATATCAACCCAATTTGGGGATGTTTCCAGAGGCGTATCAACAAAGGCAACACGAACAATTAAGTCTCCAGTATAAAGAGGCCAAAGCGGATAATCGCTAGTAACAACAGTGATAGTATCACCGTAGCTAGTGTCAACAGAATTTATAGCATACGCACGAACACGGTATGACGTTAATTTAGTTAAAGAACTAATAACAATAGAATATGAACCACTGTTAAAAAACCCATCCTCATATTCTACTGAATCGCCCGTTGTGGGAGTCCCACTATCACCCTCTATATAGCAAAAACCACGCCTAGTACAATTATCATTAGTAACTATTGAGCCTTCAATAGTAATGGTTTCTGCGGTAATAGAAGTAACATCTCCAGTCGTTACAGTTGCGGCAGTTGCTTCATCAAATTCAAATGGAAAGGTATATGGAAAAGGCATTGTTTACTCCATAGTTTTTATTAGCGTGCCATCGTTTGATAGTGTTGCCCCATACTTAGATTCAAGCATTTTAATTAAACTGGAACGTGCTGATATCAGACTGTTTAATTGATTTTGGGTAGCTGAAATCTGGTTCTCTAGGTTTTGAAAAAGGAATACGTCTTCACTGGTCGGTGATACTTGTACAGGTTTTTTCTCTATATTTTCTGTCTCCATAATTCTCCTTTAATTTATTATCCATACGGGTTGAGTCCATGAAGTATATCCATTATTTGTAACCCTGGCTCTGACGAATTGTTCCCAACCTTTTATCAGATAACCCGCAGACGTTCCGGTTTGTGATTTAAGTACTAAATTATCCCTGCCAATAAAAACGATATTTGCTTCAACATCGGATTCGCAAAATACCGTATCGCCATCCATAGTTAAAGTAATTTGTGGCGCACCTGATTCTCTAATGTAAAGATTTCCTTCCCTGATTGATTCCAAAATAGCTGATACAGACAGTTCATCCGCCAAAACTTCCACGAAGCATTTATTGAACTGAGCTGAAGAATGGGTATCATCAGTTCCTATAGCCCATATATGAAACCCCAGTGACAAAAGCTCCCCGAACGGGTAATCATTATCAGAGGGAGGCTGGACAGCATGACTCTCAATTTCTACCAGATGGAAGTTCTTGAACCCGCTTAAAAAACTGATAGAATTATATATAGCCCCCCACCATGTATGAGCAAAGGCCGAGATACCATCCGATTGAATGATATCATTTAAGATATCTTGCTCTGTCGTAAATAATGAATCGTGAGTAGCCCCTAAATTCAGTATATGGCTGGTTGCCAAGGTTTCTTCATCGCCTGGTAAATATAGAATGCCCTCCACATTCGGGTTTGATGTCAGGTGATTATGGTCGGTTATCGCTACGGCATGATACCCTTCATTTTTATAAGCCGTCAATAATTCGTATGGCGTATAAGTGCCATCTGATTCTGTTGTATGACAATGAAGCTGTACTTTATAACGGTTGCTTCTTTCTATATATGGACTGAAAAGAGTATACGGCCTTCCATAGATGTGATTCTGTTCGTAAAAGGTCTTATCAAATGCAAAAGGAAACTCAAACGGAAACATTATTTACCTTCCAGTTTTTCAACCCGTTCATTTAAAGCCTGAATAGCGGCAGTTGCGTAGCCGAAAGCGTTAACGGGGTTGAATATTTTACCGTTGTGGTGCATCAGGAATGGGGCTTCTTCGGCAATGATTCCCACGTATTCAGTTTTAAAATCACCAGTGGAAATAACCCTGCTTCCATCAAGACTCTTTTCTCGATACTTAAAGGTGTGAATTGGTAAAGAGAGTAATTTATCAAGTGCCTCTTTAGGGTCAATGTGTCCCGTCAGGTTTTTATATTTGGACAGCGAGCCTGCCGCTTCCCATGTAGTCACGCCAGACCCATTAGTTTGGAGTTGTTCTCCTGCATCACCGTCATCGGGAGGAAGAGTAAGTGTCCATGTTCCGGCTGCAGCGGCTACGGTCACAGTTACCACACCGGAAGTAGCCCCATCCATTGTGAAAGCACCTGTCGCTGTCCCTGCCAAACCGAATTTCAAGCCTACGTGATAACAAGATGCCCATGTCACTGTAGTAGTATTAAGATTACCGGCAACAACCATTCTGGAAGTCGCCGTTGCCGATGCGTTGGTAGTGTACAAATAAAATTTCCCTGGATGTGTTACGTGGGATTTCCCATACATCACGAGAACACAGGCATTACCGTCAGTCCCTCCTGTAAAGGTTAGAACACCAGTATCTACCGTACTGCGGAGTTGATATCCAGTTGCCTGATTTACCGCTAAATAATCTAATGAAGGAATATTACTACTCCATGCAGGCAAACCCCCGCTAACCAATAAAACCTGGCTAGTACTTCCTATACCCAACCTTGATATTTGAGCCGCTGAAGAAGCATAGGGAATATCTCCAGTAGCTTGACTGTCAAAGGCGTGTCCCGTTATAGATTCATATTCCGCTTGTGTTAATTCTGTCCCTACGGAAACATGTTTAAATTCGTTACTCATTTTTTATCTCCTTTATAGACCTGTGGTATAATCTTTTCTCTTGGAATTTCTACCGTATTTTAAAGCGACTTCACCTATTTCTCTTTGAACTAAAACTGAACCTTGGACTATATAAGTATCTCCACCTCTTTGACTTGGTGTTAATATTTGTTCTCCCCCGTGTACCATTGCTAATTGAGGTTGCCCCAAAGCACCAGGGACTATACCACCGCTATCGTAAGAATTAACTTTAGTCATTGCGGCACCATATTCGGCATATCCCTCAGGCGTGGAAATCCAATCTCTAAACCTTTGCAAAGAGGCATCTGCCGCTACAGAATAATTTTTATCCAACCCAAACATACTAGCTAGTCCAGCATCTATTGACTGTTGTTTATTCCTAGCTCTTTCCTGTTCTAAAAACATGCTTTCTTTTAAAGCATCTTTATATTCCTTTTCAGCTTCAGTATTATTATTAATTGTTTCCTGTAAGTCTATTAATTGTTGGTTAGTTTCTTTTGCACTTGTGGTGGTATCCTTAAATGAAGTGGTTAAATCCTCTTGTGAATCTGTTGCGCTTTTATTTCGTGCTACCATATCTTCTAATGCAGTAGTATAGCTTTTTATCGGTTCGGCTAATGAATCCATTGTCTTACGATGGTCTTGCTCGGATTCAATTAAAGAGGCTAGACTTTCACGGGCAGATTTAATTGCACTACCAAATCCTGGTATCCATCCTAATACCGCTTGCACTACCGCTAATATAGCATCTGCCGCTCTAAAAGCACCTTCCTTCATATATGACCAAGCATCAACAAAGAAATGAGAAACTTTGTCCCAGTTCTTCCAAAGCAAAACCCCAATAGCAATTAAAGCCGCTACAGCTACAATAATTAATCCTATGGGTGAAGCTGTAAAAGCTAGATTAAGTAATTGCCATCCAGCTACTAACTTCGGTATGATTAAAAGTAACCCCCCTGCTACGGTCAAAAAGATACCAGTAGCGGCAACAACTTTAACTATAGTCGCTGTTAGTTCTGGATTTACTTTAATCCATTCTGTTATACCTTTTAATGCTCCACTTACACGGGTTAATAATTCTGCAACAATAGGTAAAAGTCCTTCGCCTATTTGGATTTTCAACTGGTCAAATTGCGCTCCAAGTACTCTCAGTTTATTAACAGGGGTGTCTATTGTTCTAGCCAAGTCACCTTGAGCCATAGTAGTCTGTTCTAGTAAAGCACCATAACGAGCCATAATTTTCTGTTGGTTCGTCATTTCTTCGCCCTCTTTAATCATGCCAACTTTAAGGGCGTAAACTTGGGCGGCGGTTTCATTAATAACAATACCTATGTCTTGTAGAGGTCTAGGCATCCCAACTAGGCCAGATTTGATTTTATCAAATGCTTCTTCTACTGGTAAGTTATAGAATGAAGCCATATCGTTGGCTAATTCAACTACACCTTTAGACATATCATAGGCGGCTTGTTCAGATAAACCCATAGACTGAACCATGACATCAAGGACACCAATATTCTTTCTTAACTCATAGGCATTTAAACCAAGAGAACCACTTAATTCTTCAGACCACTTTCTAGCGGCTTCTGCGTTCTTACCTAAAGAAACAGTGAATAAATTTTCACTCTCAACAGCATTCATAGCAGACTTGACAGCGAATCCCATAGCGGCGGTTATAGCCGCCCCTGCTACAGTCATAGCTACACCTATCTGCTTAATAGAGTTAGCCATATTTTTAGATGCTTGTTCTGTTTTGGTTTCAGCATCCTTCATGGCACTATTTAATTCAGAAGCGTTAGCTGAAATTCTTACTTGAAGTTCGCTTAATAGTTCTGCCATTTATAATCCCTTATAATAAAGCCTGTATTAATCCATAAGTACCGCCGCCAACTGATACTGCTATAACAACAACGGCTATCCATAACTTATTAATAGATTTTGTATTCCTTGCTACAGATTCACACAAGCCAGGATTACCGTTAACCCCTAATAAGACTGCGTGGATTTCAGTTAGTTTATCATGGTCTGTCTTTTCAGTCATAATCTACCCCACTAATAACGTATTTAAAAACTCATTCAATGTCCCTATGTTTTTGATAGTGATTAGCTCACCGGCTTTTTCTAAAGTCATGTCAGCATACTTCTCTTTTAAGAACGCATAGAATACCAAACGGGCATTCTCAATAGGGTCTTCTATTAACTTTGCAGGGAGTTCGTTAATCTTAAACCCCATTGTCTTTTGTATATTCGCAAGTACATTTAAACTCATAACAGGAAATTCATAGTCTTTACCATCGGATAGTTTAACTGTTTTGGGTGTGTCTTTTTCTAAAATGTTTACTTCGTCTACCATAAAATCCTCTCTTGACTTTCTTTTAATTATGTGTTAATATAAAAATAAAAAGGAGTGTAATGTATAAACAATTCTGTGACCAATGTGAAAAAGAAATACACGAATTACAAGAATACCAACATCTCAATACTGAAAAAATTCATGTAGAAATAAAAATTGTCTACCCTGAAAATGTAATGGCTGGTGGTGGAAATCGCTACGAAAAAGCTGTTTTGTGTTCATATAAATGTGCTGTTAAGTGGCTAGATAAAAACACTGTAAATTGTAAATAATATGGATAAGATAGAATTTTGTGATAATTATTGCCCTTTAGCTTTTAAATGGATAGAATTCCCTAGAATTGATAATGAGCTTTCAGTTGATTGTGACCTAGAAGAAAACGATTGCCCTTTTAGGAATGTAAATTTTAGCAAAGTCAATAAAACAATCTCGTAACGGTGTTACGACTTTGGCAACTTAATACCTTTAGCCTTAGCTAGACTTTCTAGGGTTACTGATTTATCTTTAATTTCTCTAGAGGGATATTCTTCTTTTAGGAAGTCCTCAGCTTTATAACCTTTAGCACCTTTTTTTCTAGGAATGGTATTAGCGATACTTGCCATTAAACAAGCTACTGAATATTGTTGTCTCCATTGGTCTTGGCTCTCTTGAAAGTAAACCTCTTTTAAGATAGCGTTAAACTTCTTAGGAGTGAGTTTTTCTATATCGCTTAAAGTTAAAGAGGTCTTTCTTAATAGATAGATTATTTGTTCGTTCAAAATATTTTTCCTAAAGTACTTGACAATATATGGTTTGTGTGTTATGCTAATAGTAGAAAATAAATGTAAGGAGAATACAATGACAAGGAACGAAGAATTAAGAGTAATATTTTGGGACGTACAACGTATACAAGACAAGATTTATCAGTCAAAAAAAATAGCCCCTGAATTTGTAAATGACACGGTAATTACACAAGTATATGATGAATTAGGGAAAATAAAGGAACTTATTAGCACAACTGTTATAATTTAATCACTATAATATTATAACTACAAAGCCCCCTTAATCGGGGGCTTTTTCTTTTTAACTTTCCATCACCAAAGGTTTAGAGATATATTCATCTAAACGTATTTCTGGTATCTTTACTTTTAATTCGTTCTGAAACAAAGCTAATAGTTCTTTGCCTACTTTACGGTAAAAGATACAAGTATACTTTCCAGATTCTATTTTTTCGTTAAGCCAATATCTATCTGAAGAGGCTTTAACTTTTTGTGTAGTATACTGACGGCTAGGAGCGGAGGTTGTTTCTTCTATCTGAACTTCTAAATCCCATCCAAGAAATCCCCCCACTTGTCTACCGTCTTTAATGATTTGTCCTATATCACCGTATTGCATATTAAGCTGTAGGTACGGTTAGACTTCCTGTGCCTTGGAAATCATATGATACTGCAACGATACCGTCTACACTAACAGACGGATGGATACCAGTTATGATAGCCGCACCTGTCCACTTTTGAGTAGAGTTAGTTGATTCTCTAAATTCAATTAACGCTTGAGTACCTATAGTTTTAGGCGCACCATCTTTGTAGCCTTCAAAAGAACCAGACCAACCTGAAAGACCTGGGATGTAAGTTCTCTTACCAGAGTCTCCAAAGTCGGTTGTTTCTAACGCATCCATTACATAATCTAGCGTCCAAGATTTAATCCCTGATACTTCTGCCACCGCCGTTCCTGTGGTGGTGGTGTATACTGAACCTGCTGTTCCTGCTATTTGAGCCATATTATTTCTCCTTTAAAAGGTTATTATGTTATGCGCTTGCCGGAGTTAAAGCTCCCGTGCCTTGAAAGTCATAAGAGATTGAGACAATCCCATCAACCGAAGCTGACGGATGAGAACCCGTAAGAATAGCCTGCCCTGTGTATAATTGACTAGCGGTTGCACTCTCCATTAATATAAGAGCTATTTCAGAACCAATCGCTGTAGGGGCGGCATCCTTAAAGCCTTCAAAACTTCCAGACCATCCAGACAATCCAGGTAGATAAGTCCTTACTCCTGAATCACCAAAATCTGTAGTCTCTAATGCGTCTTGTACATAGTCTAGAGTCCATGATTTAATACCGTTAACAGTAGCCCCTGCTACTCTAACTTCACCTGCTGTACCTGAAATTTGCGCCATTATAGACCTCCAAAGTTATAATCATTTCTCGTATTACGAATCTCCCCAAGGA